GGGCAATTCGGCCTTTCGGAGTGGATGTAAACCTGAAAAGGTTGTTTTCGAGTAGGATAGAGGGGCTATATATCGCTTCACGTTGGCGCGTGTGGCGATATTTTTTATTGGTGGGGTTAGTTTCTTCGAGTTTATTATAGTTTTGGCGTACAGGCGAAGTTGTAATGGATATTAAACTTTCAAGGGTTCAGATGAGACTTATACATATTCTTAATCTGAGATAGCATTTTTATGGTATAATATTCAAAAGTATTGGAAAATGGAGGTTTTTTTGGTGGGAATTGATCTAACCGAAGAAGGTATTAAACAGCAATTGGGAATTACTAATTGGCGGGAGTTGTCAAAAGGTAAATTAATTGAGCTATTAAGTCTTATCGAAATGAATCCCAAAATTGACAAGGAAGTATATCTTGAGATTTTAAAAAATATTCCTCAATTTATTGATGCATTTAAAGAATCAATGTCAGTATTAAAGGAAACACTTGCTCAATCTAATAGAGCAAGTGAAGAATCAAAAAAGCATTATTCTCGATTGGCAGACAATCTTGTCCAATTACTTAATGAACCTAATTCTACAAAGGAAGATAAAGAAAATATCTTCAATATGCTTAGAGAAATTAACGAGTATATTAAGGAACTTGATAGAAGGGACAGAGAATTCTTTAATAATGCATTAAAAATAGGCGGGGTTATAGCAGCAGCTATTTTAATCATAACCGGAACTATAACAGGGGTGAAGGTACTTCGGGAATTACCTAAAACTGTTTTGGCAATGTCAAAATAATATTTTAAGGGAGCCATTAAAAAGGCTCTTTTTTCTTTGAGGGAGGTAAAGATGACTATGGGTACACGTGCTAAAAATAATACGAAGTGGTTGACCAATGTTTTTCCCCGTTTGTCGGAGATTCGAGATTGGTGCATGGATGGAAAAACCAATGAAGAGATGTGTGTGCTTTTAGACATTTGTCCTGACAGTTGGTACAGATATCTAAAGGAACATAGTGAGCTAAATGACATTGTTACGGCGGGAAAGTCTGTTATAGATAACCGTGTAGAAAATGCTGTTTTGAAAACTGCTTTGGGTTTTGAGTATGAGGAAATCAAAACGATTATCGAGGAAGATCGCAATGGCAAGAAGAGAACAAGGATTGAGAAAACCAAAAAGTATATGCCACCTAACCCGACTGCTCAAGCATTCTGGCTTAAGAATCGAAAGAAGGATGAATGGGGCGATAGGAAGGAGATCGTCTTTGATACCAAGGCTCAGGAGGAAGAAAGGAAGATGCAATTCCTTCAAATGATAAAGGAAGAAATTGTTGATGCAGATTATTCTATTGTTGAAGAAGCGGCAACACTTCCCGACCCTGAAGTCATAGAAGAAACTGAGGAAGGATTTATTGATGACTTTGAAGAGGATGGCTTTGGGAATGAAACGTCTGAGGCATAATCTTATGTCGTCAGTAATCTGGGAGATAAATACCCTATATGAGCCTAAAACTACCCGAAATAAGCCTGTGATCAACCTGGTTTCAATCCATAATTAGTCTTATGTATCCAGTTGACTTATGGGCAATAGAGAGCGAACATGGACACACCAGTAAGAAAGGGTGTGTTTATATGCTTGAATTGAGCGGGTTTGAGGCATATCTTAAAGGTAAAGAACTCAGCGGGAATACTATTAGTTGCTATATTCGGGATAGCAAAGCTTTTTTGGATTGGTATAGTAGCAGGACTGATAGCGGGCTGGATAAACTAATTCAACTTGATGCCATTGAATATAAGAAGCATCTGTTCAGTATCAATAAGTCGATGGTGACAGCCAATAGAAAGGTTGCCAGTGTCAACGCTTTATGCAAATGGCTTTTTGAAAGTGGATCAACTTCTGATGAGATCAATATAAAAGCAGTAAAGAATCGAGATGCTCGGCAGTATAAAGGCTTGGAGGAAAAAGATCTAAGGAAGCTCCGAGCAGAGATGCACCGAAACCGCAATCCACTTCATATATGTATCATTGAATTATTGCTTGGGACAGGACTTAGGGTGAGTGAGCTTTGCAACATAAAGCTAGGTGATATAGAAATATCCGAACGTAAAGGTACAATCAAGGTAATTGGTAAAGGAAATATATACAGAACACTGCCACTCAATAAGGATGTTCGCAAAGCAATTCAGGATTACCTTGAAGTAAGGCCAGCCAGTGAAAGCGAATTCCTTCTAATTGGGCAGCGCGGAGCTTTTAAAAGGAATGCAATCAACTTAATCCTAGAAAAGTATGGGCAAAGAGTAGCGGTTGAAGTGACACCCCACCAGCTAAGGCATTCACTCGGGTATAGATTGGTCAACGAAGGCAGAGCAATCACAACCATTCAGCAGATACTTGGTCACGACAATATCCAGACCACGAATTTATACACGGTTACAACTGAACAGGATAAAGTGGAGGCTCTGGAAGCCTTGGAGTGGTAAGATAGCCGCTCTATTTTTATGCACCTTTCCCATTGGGAGGGGTGCTTCTATTTGTGGAAATTGCCCCGGCAGTAGATGGCTCAGAAATTTTTGTAGTAAATTTTATGCCGGATTATTGCTATACTCATCAAAAGGAACTTTGTATATTTGAACATCAGGATATTTAGTTTTCAAATTCTCGACATATTTTGGAATATCCATATGTGAATAATAAAATACGTATTTTTGAATGGCACTTGAATTAGAACTTACTTTATTTATATCTTTTTCAAGTTTTGAGTTGCTTTTAGGAGATGTGGCTGAAAAGACTTCAGCAATGATCGTTGAGTCACTAGACTCTATATCACTCCCAGAAGCTGTGCCAAGATTTAAGATAAACGTCTTATCTGGGTAGATTTTGATCAGATGGATAACGGCTTCTATTGAAACCAAGTATGTAAATAACTGGTTTAATTGCTCAATAATATTAATTGGTTTACTTTCCAGAGGTTCAAATCCAGTTTCTTTAAATTTTAGTTCATACAATAGGTTGATCGCACTAGAATTCGAAGTCAGTGATAGGATATTTGATTTAGCAATTTCAGCGGATTTTAAGATAAGTGCTTTAAGAGTCAATGCATCTGCGATATTTGAGATAGTCTGAACTTTATTGGAGTTTGTCATAGTAATACCAATCCTTTCCTTTTTATCAATTCTACAATGAAATATCTATACATCCAATATGAAAGGAGGTTCCATGCAAGCAATCCCAGAACAAAACCAAGACCATCACCGCCAAAACCTCTTGCTAAAGCAATACTTGAACAAATACTTCTCCCCGAACAAGATTGAAGAACTTGTCGGGGAGTTTTCATTTTCAGAGCTACGCAAGTTACTTGGCGAGATGGATATAGAATTCTTTGCCTTATGCTATTTCCCGAAATATTTTGACCGTAAATTTGGGCAGTTTCACAAAGAGCTATTCGAAGAACTAAAATATATGTTGGACAATAAAGGGTTGATTGAGGCTTTTGGATTGCCAAGGGAGCATGGCAAAAGCACGATCAACTCTTTTTTATTTCCGCTTTATTCAACGCTCTATAATAAATCTCAGTTTACATTGATAATATCGGCAACAGAGCAGATCGCTTTACCGTTTCTAGATATGATCAAGGATGAGCTTGATAACAACGAGTTGCTAATGGAAGACTTCGGTATTCAAAAAGGAAATCGCTGGAACAATAATGAAATATGGATAAGGGGTAGAGGTGGCATCGATGCTTGCATAATGATTCGTGGAATTGATGGTTCACTTCGCGGCATTCACTTTAAGCAGCATAGACCACAACTTGTTCTACTGGATGATCTGCTCAAAGATGACACCGCAAAGTCAGAAACCAAACGTGAGCAAGTCAAGAATACTTTTACAGATGTAGTTATTCCGATTGGCACAAGAGATACCAATATTTTAGTTGTCGGCACTGTACTCCATGAGGAAGATCTCATGGCTGATCTCCTAAAGGGAAAAATTCCTGGAGTAAGAAGCATTAAGAAATCAGCAGTCATAACCTTTGCCGAACGAGATGACCTCTGGAGTGATTGGGAAGCAAAATATAACAATCTTCAGGACTTGGATAGGATTGATACTGCCAAGTCCTTTTTTTATGATCATCAGGATGAAATGCTGGAAGGGACAGAAATACTGTGGTCAGAGTATTTGGATTACTATTATCTCATGTGCAAGAAACAAGCAATGGGTGATAAATCATTCTATAAAGAAATGCAGAACGATCCACGCAGTACAGATGATTACATATTTCGGGATATTCAATATTGGGACAGGCTTCCTGGATTTGAAGAAATGGAGGTAGTGATGTACATCGATCCTGCTATCAAGGCAGGAAAAAGAAATGACTTTTCAGCGATAACAATTCTCGGCCTTAATAGAAAAACTAAGCAGAAGTACGTTGTTGATGGCAGTATATATAAATTACTTCCCGATGATCTTTTTCAAGTTGCTATAGAAAAATTACAGCAATATCCGGTTGAGAAGATTGGCTTCGAGACTACTGCGGCACAGAGTTATATCAAGCAGAAGTTTGAAGAGGAACTCTGGAAGAATAAAATATTTACTCCTGTCGATGAAGTCATAAGTAAGGGGCAGAAACATGAGAGGATTATATCTCTTGAGCCGGAGGTTAAAAAAGGGCATATCCTATTCAACCTTGGTAATATCAGGTATAATAACCAAGTGAAGGATTATAACAAAGGTGCAAAACATGATGATGCTCCTGACAGTCTTTATGGTGCAGTTCAGTTGGTTGAAGGGGTAAAGAGTATTAGGTTTTATGATAGGAGCTTGTTGTTTTAGGAATTCTTAGTTGGGGAAGGTTTTAGATGGAATTTGTATTTGACCCAAAAATATTAATTAAGAAGCCTTTTTGGGATTGTCCAAAATGCAAAGTTACGGGTTCCTTTGGGGTTCTAAGCGTAGGAAGCCATTCCTACGTAAGGAGATGTAAAGAATGTTGGTATACGGTTGACTTTGCACTGCCCGAATTGAGGAAAAAAATCATATATCTTGACCAGTTTGTAATAAGCAATATGTTTAAAGCTCTAAATATGAAGATCAAAGCACATAACAAGGTTAAAGAAGATGGGTTCTGGTTAACGCTATTTGAGCAACTGGATACATTATGTAAACTACAGTTAATTGTTTGTCCTGATTCATTAACACATTTTGATGAGTCTATAGTGACTGATTATTTCAGGGGATTACGTAGAATGTATGAACTATTATCTCATGGAGCTACTTTCAAAAATTTTGAAACCATTGAACGCTTTCATCTGGTGGAATGTGCTAGGAGATGGATTAAGAATTTAGACAACGATGATGTATTGTTAGACATAAAATCAATAGCACGTAACGATGTTCATAGGTGGCAGGAAAGATTTATTATTTCTGTAAACTGGGATGAAATGACAGATGTTATTAGTGAAATCAGAAGTTTAAATGACATGGAAGATTCTAGCATTAAAGTATTGTTCAGTAGTTGGCAAAGTATGTCTGAGTTCAATTTTGAGAAACAATATCAATTCGAATTAAAGTCATACGGGGAGACAATAATAAAGTGTTACTATGATTATTTAGAAAAGCTTCGTAAAGCGATGTTGGGGGAACTTCCTGATAAACATGAAGATTTATCTCCCAATCAATCGACAATACTTGTAAAAGCTATTGAGAATACGTTCAAACATGAAGGAATTAGTTCAGATGAGGCTTTATCGAAAACCATACAGTTTTTATTATCAGATTTTGCTGACAAAATACCTTCACATAAAATATCGTCGTTAATGTATGCTGCACTAGCAAGAAGAGCTGTTAATGGACAGAAAAGCCTAAAGGGCAGTATCTTCAATGATGTGAAGACAATTTCTAACTTGTTACCATATTGTGATGCATTGTTTATTGATAAAGAATGTGCCAGCTTGTTAAACGAGGGACCATTAAAAAGTAGGATTAAGTATGATACTAATATTTATTCATTAAACAATAAAGCTGAATTCCTTGCATATTTACAAAAACTAAAGGATGAGATGAGTGAAGATCATTTGCAATATGTTTATCAAGTTTATGGCGAAGAAGGAGTAAAACCATTTACCCAGTTATATTTGAAAAATGAGGAATAAACAAAGAGCAGGATTTTATCCTGCTTTAATTTTTTAAGGACGTGATGTATTGAACATAAACGAAAACTTAATAATAGAATGCCTAAATGAACTTAACAAAAACGCTCTGGCAAAACAGAAATATAAGGACTACTACGAAGGCAACCATTCAATCCTGAAAAGCTACCAAATGCAGGACAGTAGGAGCAATATGAGATTGGTATTCAATTTTCCCCGAAAGTTCGTGGATAATGAAACAGGATATATTCTGGGCAAACCTGTCAATTATATTTCCAAGTCAGATGACTCAGAAATCATAGCAGCCATTGATAAAAACACGAGCCACTGGGATAAAGAGCATAATATCAATCTGCGGAAACAATCGGAAATCTATGGGGAAGCCTATGAACTCAACTATGTGAATACTGAAGGGGAGTTTTCAGCCACAATCCTAACACCCTTGAATGCCTATGTTCTGGAGGATGGTACTGCTGAAAGAAATGTAGTACTGGCCTTACATACTTTTACCAAGAAATTTGATGATAAGAAGTATCTTGATGTCTATACCCCTAATCAAATCCTACATTATGAATTGGGGAGTATAGTTGCCCCAATAGGATTAAAATTCATCGGCAGCCATGAACATATTTTTGGAAGAGTACCTGCGACTGTATGCCCTGCCAATAATGAAAAAATAAGTGGCTTTCAAGATGTCATTTCTCTCTTTGATGCTTACAACGCTCTGAATTCAGATTTGGTCAATGAAATCGCTGATCACCGCAATGCCTACCTAGTGATTGAAAATGCCAAAATTGAGGAAGAAGATTTACTTAAAATGAAGTCAATGGGCATTATTCAAGTACCGTCAGGGGGTAAGGTGTCCTGGCTCACCAAGGAAATCAACGATTCGTTTGTGAAGAACGAGTTGGACAACATTGAACGGAAAATTTATGACATGATGGATGAAGTCAATTTCAATGAGAACTGGGCTAGTAACACGTCATCACTGGCTCTTCGAAATAAACTTCTTAATCTTGAGAATCGAGTGGCTATGAGAGAAGCCTTTATGGAAAAGGTGATCAAACAAAGGCTTAAGAATCTATTTGTCTATTTGCAGAAAAAAGAAGGAAAATTCTATGATTACAAGGATGTAGCAGTAAAGTTTACAAGGAATTTGCCGACCGATTTAGTGGGACTTGCGGATGTAATTGTGAAATTGAAAGATGTCTGTTCACAGGAAACATTGCTAACCCTCTTGCCATTTGTTGAAAATCCAAAAGTGGAACTGCAAAAATATGATGCAGAGAAAATAAAGAAGGAGTCCCAATCTAGTAAGACTGATTCAATAATCCAAAATCAAGTTATTGTCTAAATAGGCCTTTTAAGGCTTTAGATTTATGCGGTAGGGTGATTGTACCCCTACTTATTTTTCATGCCCAGAAACGAGCCTTTTAAAGTAATTTTGTTTTTCAGCAAATTGCCACGAACCTGTTGCTATAAGCGGGTTTGTGGCATTGATGCTTTAAATTTAATTTGCCCGTTTTGAGAGGGGGTTGGAGGTGAAAGTTCGGTGGCAAGATTAAGCAAATTGGAGAAGGAGGATTTGATATTTTGGATCAATTCCAAAGGAGAAGTTGAGTATCACAAAAAATGTGCAAGGTGCAGCCAAGAGTGCAAACAATCCTTTCGATGCTTAGAAGTTCTTTGTCCCAAGTATCAAAGGAGATAATATTTCGTCCTGGGTATGACGTTAAACTGCTTAAAGAATATAGCGTTTCTGGTTCGAGAGAGTTGGAAGGGCAAATTGAAAGGAGATATATTTAATGACATTTGAAGAAGTAAAAAAGTACATGGAGGAAAACAAAGGTAGTGATGAGGTCAAGGCATATCTTCAGGGGCTAATAAGCGTTGAAGGGGCGCAGAAATTCTTCACACAAAATGAGGATGGTCAAAGATGGTTTGATAGTGAACGAGACAAACATTTAAACAAGGGTCTGGAAACATGGAAAGCCAACAACTTACAAAAAGAAATTGATAAGAGGATCAGTGAACTATATCCAGAGGAAACAGAGGAGAAGAAACAATTAAGGGAACTGAACGCCAAGATCGAAAAAATGGAAGCCGAAAAGCAGAGGGAAGTCTTGAAAAACAAGGCATTGACCATTGCTGCCGATAAAAAGCTTCCTATTAATAAGGTCATTGATTTGATCTTAGGGAGCGATAAAGAATCCACTGTTTCGAACATAAGCCGATTTGAAGAAATCTTTTCTTCCTCAGTCCAGACTGCTGTAGAGGAAAGGTTAAAGTCAACTGGCTATACTCCACCAAATAATGGCGGTCAAAATACCCAGCCGAAGAATTTAAATGATGCATTAAAGAACTATTATGCCGATAAAAACAAAGTGTAAATTTGAAAGGAGAATGATTTAATTATGGCAATTACATTAGAACAAGCAAAACTTAATACACAGGATGATATTCAAGCAGGGGTGATAGATGAATTCAGAAAGAGTTCATTTATCTTGGACAATATTACGTTTGATGATGCCGTGACCCCTGGAACGAACGGAGCGACTCTTACATATGGCTATACTCGACTGATAACTCAACCTACAGCTGCATTTAGAGCAGTGAATAGTGAATATACTCCTCAAGAAGTCACAAAGGACAGATACACTGTTGAACTAAAGCCATTTGGTGGTTCATTCCAAATCGATAGAATTGTTGCCAACACAGGTGGTTTGGTAGATGAAGTAAATCTTCAGGTTCAGCAAAAGGTAAAAGCAGCCAAGGCATTATTCCATGACACAATTATTAATGGCGATTCAGCTGTTGATGTTAATTCATTTGATGGGTTAAACAAAGCGATTGCAGGTTCTAGTACAGAATTTAATGCCGGAGCATATATTGATCTTTCTACATCTGCAACTGTGGATACCAATTACAAAGAGTTCCTGGATTTGCTGGATGAATTCTTGTCCAATTTAGATGGTGTGCCAACGTTCTTAGGGGGAAATTCTAAGCTTATAACCAAAATCAAAGCAGTGGCTCGAAGAGCGGGATATCTTACGCAAAGTGAAGATGCTTTCGGTAAGAAAGTTGATGCTTATGATGGAATTGTTCTGGTTGATCTTGGAGCGAAGGCTGGAAGCAATGATCCTGTCATTTCCATACTGGATACAAGAAAACCGAACGGTACAGATACAGTCACGGGTTTGACGGATCTTTATGCAGCCAGATTAGCTCTGGATGGATTCCATGCAGTATCGCTTGCTAATCAGGACTTAGTGAAGATTTGGCTTCCAGACTTCTCTACAGCGGGTGCTGTCAAAAATGGTGAAGTCGAGATGGTTTCTGCAGTAGCTCTCAAGGCTACAAAGAGCGCAGGGGTATTCCGAAATATTAAAGTATCTTAATCGGAGGGAAAATCAATGGCGAAGATATACAGCAATAATAAACAATATAACGGTATATCCGCTGGCGTAAACTTTGTAAATGGGGTGGGGAAGAGTAATCTTCCTCATCTTCTTGCTTGGTTTCAGGAAAACGGATACACCATAGTAGAAGATAAAAGAGAGCCTAGCATTTATGATTCTATCAGTTATAAAGAAATGACAGATTTGGCTAGAGATCGAGGCTTTAATGGTATTGGTCTGAAAAAAGAAGACTTGATCAAAGCTCTAATTCTTTGGGATAAAGAACACGAAGTTGAAATTGGAACAGAAACGGAGGAATAGCCAATGCTGGAAATAGTAAAGATGCTACTTGGCATTGAAACATCTGATATTTCTAAGGATGGAATTCTAAATCATTTTATCAATCAAGCATTAAAGATCGCTCTTCATACTGCAATGTGACGGAATTACCGTCAGAGTATGATGACACCATCGCAGACTTGGCAGTTTACTTCTATAAAAATAGAGACAGCTTGGGTTATAAGCAACAGGTTCAGGGAGAACGAAGCGTTACTTTTGAAGGTACGGGGATTCCGGAATTAATTAAATCAGCTTTACCTCTTCCAAAGATCAAGGTTGGGTGTTGAAGATGTTTAAGGATACCGTAATTAAAATATATTCAACGCCTGATCCCGATTCTTACATAAAATCCATAGATGCAGATATTCAGCCATTTTCTAAAAGTATCGTCTTTGAAGACGGTTATCAAATCGATATTACCCGCAGACTGTTTTGTGATACTGATGATTCAATAACGGAAGATAGTTACGTAGAATTTGCTAATAATAAGTATAAGGTGATGGAAATCAAAAAATGGGATGATTACATGGACGTATGCCTGTACAAATTGCGAAGGCAGGTGTAGCCATGCAGGACATCGATAATATGATTAATTTTTTCCTCTATGAAAAAGGGGAAAGCATAACGATAAATGGAGTCGCGGAAGTTGCTCTGATTAATAATGCTGTAGATAAACTTACATATTACAATGACAAAATGATTTGTTGTAAGCGTCAAATTAAAACGGGTGATATAGTTGAATATGGTGCTGAGAATTATTTAATCATAAGCCAGATCGAAAGAAGTGAGAAAACTTACAAAGCTAGAATCAGAAAATGCAGCTACAGGATAGCATTTAACTGGTCTGGAAACATCAAGTGGGTTGATTGCATTGAAGAGAGTAAAGTGTTTGACATTACCTCGGGTACTTATATTTCATACGCTTCAGGAAATATTTATGTAACATTGCAGAATAATCCCGATACAAGAAATATTGCTATAAGCCAAAAGTTCTATGTAACTAATCAGCCATTTAAAGTCACAGGCATTGATAAATCTCAAGAAGGTTTAATAAAGTTTAATTGTGCCTTAGATTCAATAAGTACGACATATGACGATGTTGAGAACAATATTGTGGACAGATGGAGATATGAAACAGGGCATACCTATACATTGACATTGAGTAACGGGGATACAGCCAATGTCCTTTTGAATAATATTATTTCCTTGAATGTGGAAGCAACTGATAATGGCATTGCTGTAGACAATCCAGTGGTAACATTTGTAAGCAGTGACTCAAATACTGTAAGCGTTGATAATACAGGTAAGGTCATGGGAATTGCTTTAGGTCAAGCGATAATAACTGCTAAGCTCACATATCATGAAATGATTTTGGATTCGATAACTATAACCACAGTGGAGACTTTTACACATAGTTACACAATAAATATGACTGGCAGTACCACTATAAAGCTTGGGCAGAGCCAATCCTATATTGCCCATATATATGATAATGGTTCAGAGGTATTTGATGAATCTGTGGTTTGGAGCGTAAGAAATCAAGACGGGACGGCTTCTCCCGTCTATGCCAGCATAACCACAAGTACAGGAAATAGCGTTACAATAAAAGCCAATACCAGCAGTACATATGCCAATCGATATATTGTTCTAAAAGCAACGCTGTCGGATGATGAGACGGTGTTTAAAGAATTCACGGTACAATTGAAGAATTTATTTTGATGAATCTAAGGGGCTTGCCAAAATGGTAAGCCCTTATTTATTTGAGGGAGGAATTAAATGATCAACGAGAATAAAATTAATTATCAGTTGAGTTTACATATATTGAAAATGCTTATGCGGGAAAACCTAATCACAGAGCAGGAATTTACGGCCATAGATAATGAGAACAGAAAGTCCTTTTTGACTTGATTAGTGTCCCAAGCAATTATATCATGTCACCACAAAAGGAATATAAAGGAAAAAGAGAGGGGAATTTATGGCTTTAAATAAAGCGGTCAAGAAGGTCGTTACAGTCATTCCGGTGAAACCAGTCGAGGTACTAAAAGGTCTTCCTGAAAATTCTAAGAGAAGGGTAGCTGCTTATTGCAGAGTCAGCACTGATAATATCGCCCAAGAATCGAGTTTCGAATCGCAGGTTAATTATTATACCAACTATATTAATAGTAGAAATGACTGGACGATGGTAGATATTTTTGCCGATGAAGGCATATCAGGGACGAGCACGGAGAAGAGAACTGATTTTAAGAGAATGATTGAAGACTGTAAAGCTGGGAAGATAGACCTGGTTGTAACAAAGTCCATCTCCAGATTCGCAAGAAATACTATGGACTGTTTGAATTATGTGAGGCTGTTGAAGGAAAAAGATATAGCCGTATTTTTTGAAACTGAAAACATTAATACTCTTGATACCACGGGTGAAGTGTTGCTTACCATTCTCAGTAGCTTAGCGCAGGACGATAGCAGAAAATTATCTGAGAACACAAAGTGGGGGATAGCAAGACAATTTGAAAGTGGTAGAGTGCTCGTCAATACCACAAGGTTTTTAGGATATGATAAAAATAAAGATGGGGAACTAGTGATAAATGAAGAACAAGCAGAACTGGTTCGCAGGGTATTTAGTGAATATCTCGATGGCAAAAGCTATGCTGCAATTGCCAAAGGATTAATGAAGGATGGAATAAAAACCGTTACTGGAAATATAAAATGGTGGGATTCAACCATCTCTGGAATGCTGGAAAATGAGAAGTATTATGGAGATGCTCTTCTACAAAAAACGATAACAGTAGATTTCCTTAATCATAAGCGCAAGGATAATAAAGGACAAGCACAGAAATATATGGTCAATGAAAACCACCTGCCGATCATAGACAAGGAGATATTCGACAAGGTTCAGGATGAGAAGGAAAGAAGAGCATTGCTTAGGGGTAATTTAGTTGGAGACAGGCATAAATATAGCAGTAAATATCCATTTAGCGCTATAGTGTTTTGTGGCAACTGCGGGAACATTTTTAAACGAAGGCAGTGGAACAGCACCAATACTTCAAAGAAAGTTGTATGGCAATGTAAAACCTATATAATGGAAGGGAAGGATTCTTGCCGAGCCAAGGCAGTGGGTGAAGATGT